TCAAACAAACGGCGGCGCAGGGACGGGCAATACACCGTCCACATCTCCTGCGCAGGGCAATAATGGTGGCACGCTGGCCTCTTTGGGCCATCGTGCCGGTGCCGGAGGCGGCGGCGCTGGTGCCGTAGGAGGGAATACCTCATCAACGGCTGCTGGGGCTGGCGGGGCGGGGGCAACGTCTACTATTTCTGGCTCTTCGGTGAGCTATGCGGGCGGCGGCGGCGGCGGCTCTGGCGGTCAAGATGTAATGCTAACTGCTGGCAGCGGCGGTTCAGGTGGTGGCGGCGCGGGCGGCGCGCATTCGTCTGCTGGAGCTAACGGCACGACAAATTCCGGCGGTGGTGGTGGAGGCGGCGGAACAACCTCTGGCGGAAATAGTCAGCTTGGTGGTACAGGCGGGTCTGGGGTTGTTGTGGTGCGAGTTCCAAGCAACGCCACCATCTCTGCATCAGTCGGTCTTGTTTACACATCTGCAACCAGCGGCGGGCTTACTGCTTACACCTTCACAGCCGGGACTGGCACCGTCCAGTTTGTGTAATGGCACACTACGCACTTATTGACGCATCTGGGGCGGTCACAGAAGTAATCGTCGGCAGGGACGAAAACGACGGCGGCGTTGATTGGGAGGAACACTACGGCCAGTTTCGCGGCCAACTGTGCAAGCGCACCTCCTACAACACTCGCGGCGGCGTTCATGCCAGCGGCGGCGTGCCGTTTCGGAAGAACTACGCCGGCATTGGCTACACATACGATGCCGCTCGCGATGCGTTCATTCCGCCCAAGCCCAGCAATCAGTGCGTCTTAGATGAGGCATCCTGCACATGGATTTGCCCGCCGCTGGGATAGCCATGCAAGACGCCCAGCACGTCGCACAACTCGCCGTAGCCCGTCGCGTCATGCGAGAGGATCGCGAGGCGTTAGCGGCGTTGGCGAAATGACCGTACACCCACAGAGTACAGGCTATACCCAAATGGGTATGGCCGCACTCACCGTAGGTGTGGGCCTGTTACGAAACCTCGGTCGTTGTGAATTTGGGCCGAGGTTTTGCAACGCTGGGGACCGGGCTTTCCAGATTCGCAAATCGCGATAAAACGAGCGTTGACCCATTTGCCCCGTCCGATAGGCTGCGGTCATGCAAGCCATCCTCCGGTTCGATTGCAGCGACCCCGACGACGCCCGCGAGCACCGGTACTGCCTCGCGGGCCGTGACGCCTTGATCGCCCTGGAGGCGATCCAGCAGGCGATTCGGGGCCGGCTCAAATACGCCGAGCTGGGCGATGAGGCCGAGAAGGAACTAGAGGCCATCCGCGAACTGATCCCGCACGAGCTTGTGGAGCTGCTTGTATGAACACCGCACGGGACAAAGCGACCGACCAGGGCGTGAATCTGCCCGAGCGGGACAACAACGCCGCGCCGGCGGCGATAGCCTGCGACAGCGACCGGCCCGATAATCCGGCACCGCGCCCCGCAGGCACCGGCGATACACAAGATGGCGGAAAGTGACAGGTTCTGTTCTGTAAGAGAAATGCACAGCTAATGCTTACAGAATCTCGTTTTTGAAACATATCTGATGCGATATGTTACGCCCGAAACATATTGGAAACTCAACGAATCGCGTCGGATTGCCAATATGATCCGGCACTACACGCCGCAGAGAGGGACAGACATGAAGCCAGTGCCTATCGGGCGGTTCATTGACACGCCATCCTACGCGGAGTTGCAGCAGGAGATTGCCCGCCTGCGGCTCACCGACGAGGAGCGGGCGGCGATTAGTGAAGCGGCCGGAGCGTACAACGACAACGACGATGATGAGGAATGTGCGAAGATCGCGGCCACGCTTCACGGCCTTTTGAAGCGGATGGAAGTGCGCTCTTGAGCGAAGGGAGAGACGGATGGAGATCATCAACGGCAAGGTTTACACGCTGACGGATCGCTGGGTTTCCGTGAGCGATCGGCTGCCGGAGGAAGGCAGGCCAGACTCGATCCTGCTGTATCTCAACTACCGAGACGGCTACGGTGGGCAGGCTGTCGGCTATTTCTTGGGCGGCGAGTTTTGGCTATACGAGGACGGCAACATCACCTGCGATGAGGCTGGCGTGGACGCTACCCACTGGATGCCGCTGCCCGAGCCGCCCGCCTGAAGTGCGCTATAGCGGCGACATGGAGGCACGGATGCCTGAACGCGTGGAACGCTGGCGGCCGCATCGTGTGAAGCACACACACACGAAGGAGCGAGCCCACTACCTGACGCCAGACTGGCGGGCCAAGCGGGAACGGATCCTCGTCCGCGACGCGTTCACCTGTGCCGACTGCGGCCGCGTCACGTCGGGCCAGGCGGCGCACGTCGATCACATCATCCCGCTCGAGGACGGCGGCACGGACGCCGACGCGAACCTCCAGACGATGTGCAGCTCGTGCCACGGGCGGAAGACACGCCGCGAGCAGCGGCAGCGAGGGCTCGCGTGATTCGCGTCGTCACCGGCCACATCTGCTCCGGGAAGTCTCGGTTCGTAGACGAGAACGCAACAGCGGGCAGCGTGGTGATCGACATGGACAGGATCGCCCTGTCGCTGTCGCCTCGCGGCACGAATCACCACGCCTACTCAGACACCATGCGGGACATCGCGAGGGCTGCAAGGAACGCCGCGTTCGACGAGGCAGTGAAGCTGCACGACGCCGGCCTGGTCGAGGACGTGTGGGCGATCCACGCGTACCCGTCCCAGCAGGACATCGAAGGCTATCGCCGCCGCGGCTGGCAAGTGATCGACATCAAGAGCGACGACGCGACGGTCATGGCAAGGGCGAGGGCCGAGCGGCCGAGCCACATCGTCCAAGAGCTGGAGCGCAGGCTCGACAGGCCGCGCATCACGCGAGTCTTTCGGGCCTCTAGCTGACCGGCCGCCGCTAGATTCAGGCCGAAACTCTGCCACGATGGCAGACGCCCAACCCGACCCGCCGGGGGGGGTGGGGTCCGCCGGACGCCCGAAAACGGGCCGAAAGCCCCACGGTCCCTCGGCGCGAATTTCTGACCGGCTTTTGAGAAACTGGAGGAGCCCATGGGCCGCCGCGGCCGCCTGCCCGACCCCAACTCGAAGCGATCCCAGGCCGCCGTGGCCCGGGCTCGGCAGATCGGAGCCGCGGCTCCGAAGCCAGCCGCGAAAGTGGAGTCCACTCCACTCGACCCGCCGCCGTCCGTGGCGAAGGTGCCGGCCGCTCTCGGCTTCTGGGAACGCAACGCCCCGACGCTGATCGCCGACGGCCGGCTGACGAGCGACCGGATCGACGCGTTCGCGATCTGCTGCCGCCTCCATGCAGACATCGAGCAGCTCGCCGACCAGGTCTACGCCGAGGGCTGGATCACCGCGACCGACAAGGGCCAGGCCGCGAGCCCGGTGGCGAAGCTGCTCCGCGACGCCCGCCGCGACTTCGTCGCCCTGGCCCGAGACTTCGGGCTGACGGCGGCGGCCGCCGCCCGCCTCCCCCAGGAGCCGATCCATGCCGGCGAGAAAGAAGCCGACGAAGAAGACCAGGTCCTCGCGAAGCTCTCGATCCGCGGCTGACCCGAGGAAGCGTCCGGAGTACGTGCCGGGGTATCAGTGGGACGAGGCCGCCGCGAACGCGCCGGTCGAGTTCATCGAGACCCTGTGCCGCCACCCCGACGAGCGCGGCGGCGAGCCGCAGCGGATCAAGCTGATCGAGTGGCAGCGGGACCGCGTGCTGCGAACGCTGTTCGGCTGGCGTCGAGCCGACGGCCGCCTCCGGTTCCGGCGGGCCGGCATCTTCGTGCCGAAGAAGAACCGGAAGTCGTCGCTGATGTCGCAGCTCGCCCAGTACATCGCGACATGCCACGCCCCGGCCCAGGACGTGTTCCTCGCCGCGAACGACCGACTCCAGGCTCGCACGATGTACCGCATGGTGAGGCAGAGCGTGGAGGCCAGCCCCAAGCTCTCGCAGCTCCTCGAGGTCGTCGACTCGCGGAGCATCATCCGCAACCGCGAGACCGGAAAGGAAATCCGCTGTCTTTCCTCCGACTCGTGGCGCAACGAAGGCCTCAACGGCTCGGTGATCCTGGACGAGATCCATAGCTTCCGCACGCCCGACCTGGTCGACGCGCTGATCTACGCGACGCGCGGCACGGCCAACGGCCTCGTGATCTCGATCTCGACGGCCGGCTCCGACCGGAACGGCATCGGCTGGCGCTGGTGGCAGGACTGCGAGCTGGTGATCAAAGACCCGAAGACGAACCCGACGTTCTACGGACTGATCTACGCGGCCGCGGAGGACGACGACTTCTCCGACCCGACGGTCTGGCGGAAGGCGAATCCGTCGATGGGCGTCGCGTTCCCCGAGGACGAGTTCGCG